AAGGCAATCATGACGCCGCTTTCGATGAGCGCCCGCACCGTGTCCAGGTCCATCTCAAACTCGCCCAGATCCCGCAGCACCGTCTTCAGGTCGCTTAGCGGCCGGAAGCGCGGATCATTCAGCCCCAGTTGCTTCTGGATCGCCGGCGGTAGCACCGGTCGCACGCTCAAGCCTGTTTCAGTCATGCTCACGGGTTCGTGGGGTTAAACGTCCGGTTGCGAGATTTGCGGAGACCGGAGGCTCCCGAAACGCTGGCCGCATGGCATCAACACAGAGCGCCCCACCATGCGACCCCGGCAACTCGCTGGCCGGACTGTGAGTAGGGGCGAAGAAGTTAAAGAAACTGCCGAGACGATGAGCCGTGGCATCGGCGGGGAAGGGAGCCATCGTCTTCCGATCAGGCGTGCGGCTATTAGCAGACCGCAGTGTTGTCCTTGATCCCATTGGCGGCAGGGGAGATTCGAGAATTTACGGTCTGCGGCTGACGGGCTACAATGGTGCCCATGAACACCATCAGCGAGGACGTTTTGCGAGGCATTGATGCTGCCTTGGCGCGGCACGCTCCGCACCTCCGGCCCAAACTGCATGCCATCATGCGATCGGGTTTGGCCAGCCGGGCACAGCTCTTGCCGGGCCAATCTATCCACGGCACGCTCACAGCCTCGGTCCCATTGCCGGACGGCGAGGCGATTCTGCGAGCCCTGGAAACGATTGAGCGTGATCATGGTTTCAACGCGAAGTTTGCTGACCGGCAGATAAATTGGCTGGTGCTTTGCTGGCGGCGTTTCGCAGAGCCCCCTCAATTGCCGCCTGAACCATGAGCTCCCATCTTCCTCGGATATCCCGTTTGGTGGAGCCCGTTGTTTGTTGCCATGCTGCGCGTAAACCGTGCAGATCCTGCAAATCGGTCAGGATGTTTTCTACTGCGGCTTCCGCGCACTGCTTGATCAATTCTGGCGTGAATGAGGTCATGGTGCGGGGGATTACGTCCAACGAGGTTTGCGGTTTGTGCAGGCGGCGGCGTTCAGTTCGCCGAAGCGGGCGCTGATGGCTTCACGAATCTCGATGCGCTGGCGGGGGAAAAGCTCCCCGTCTGTCGGAACTTGTTTAGACAGGTTGTGCAGCGCGGTGGCCGTGGTGGCCTTGGCGACTTCCACGAGGTAGGCGGATTTGTTCATGGGCAATAGCAGTTATCATCACGAAACGTCCGCGTGGCTGTACGTAGGCAAAGCGCCGCCTTTTCCGGATCGGACTGGCGCAGCTCCTTCCAATGCTTCGCCCAGATGCGCATGACCTTCCGGCAATGCGGGCAATCGCGGCCAATTCTAACCGTGCGGTAGGTTGGCAGGCTCATTTGACCACCTCGCAATCGAACCTGAGGAAGGTGGTGATATCACCGGAGGCCTCGTGGACGGCCGTCCAAAGCATCCCGTCGCTGGTCAGCAGCCGGTGGGGGCGGCCGTAATGACGGCCCGAATAGACGATGACGTATTTCATGCGACCTCCTTAACTTGCAATTTTTCCTCCAAGGCGCGGCGCAGCAATTTGGAACGGTCCAGATCCTGCGACTCTACCCACAGATCAATGCGGGACAGTAGTTCAGAGGGCACCCACGCGCCAATGAAGGTCACTTCTGCCTTCGTCCGAGTTCCTCTTTTAGTGGTTCTGCGTGTCATGTTGTAACTAGGTTAAACTCAGTTTAACGCCCGGTCAACATTTATTTTGACTTTTTTTAAGGCGGGCGTTAAAAGTGAATTATGCCAGGTGGTCATAACGAAAACACAAAGCTGCTAGGATTTTTCGCCGATAACGATTTGATCGCGCGCGTTGACGCTGCACGCGGAGGCCAAGCGCGCTCGCAGTTTATGCGCGAGGCGACTGTCGAATATATCGAAAAGCACGGTGGCCAGGTGCCCGAGCATCTAAAGCACCCGCCCAGCCGCGCTGGTGTTGGAGGCCCCAAGAAAAAGCCAGGGCCTCAAGCTGACCGAACGTCAACTAATTTGACCAAAGCGAACGATGCCGCATCTGAAGTCGGCAAGCGTATAAATCGCAAGATTCGCAGCCGCCACAAACCCGCCCAAGAATAATGCGAGCAGCCTCCAGCATTTGTTCCGCCGCTTCCCGGCATTCCTCCGGTGACAGCCCTTCCATCGTTTCCTCAGCAATTTCCTTTGTGGACTTCATACCCAACTGTGTTGTTCAGCAGATTAGCCTGAAATTATCCGCGTGAACAAGTCGCCGATAACGTTATGAAGGCAGAATCCCTACCCAGCGAAATTCACTTTGACTGCCCGAACTGCGAGCGCCACATGAAGGGGGAGCGTGCGCTCTTGGGGGAGATGGTTCAGTGTCCTGACTGCGAGACGAATTTCGTCCCATCACCCCGCAAGGATAAAAAAACCACATCCAAACCACCGCTTAATTGGAAGCGTAACCTTTATGGAGCGGTGATTCTATTGGCTGTTTTTGGCGCGGGTTATTTCATTCACCAATATTTGCGTGCCACGCAATTCAACGATCCCAATAATCTTGGGAATTACCTTGGCCCGCACGATGAACAGTCCATTAGCGCACTGGCCAAAATCAGCGAGCAGTTAATTTCGCCCAAGACTGCACAATTCGTTCATGGCAAGTTTTGGAATGTTGATGGCCCCCAGAAAACTCTCGCGAGGATCACCATAGATTCTCAAAATGTTTACGGCGCTCTCATTCGGACAGAGTGGGGTATTCAAATGCACTTGTTCAGATACGAGACGAACAACTGGTGGTCCGTTGACGATTGTTTATTGCTGCAAGGCAGCAGAACCGTGCTTAAATAAATTTCGTGACATTCCCTTCGGTTCTGCTTAGATAGTCCCCGGAGCGCGCGACCAGAGGTTGCCGCTCCTTTTTTCGTCTCCGCAGTTTCCCCCCCAGAAAAACGCTAGTCGGCGATGGTCGCGTTCCGGCCCCGGCGAGTTCCTGCCATAGTCGCGCCTGTGATCAGCGCGACATCCGATAAGTCAATAATAACCAATTCCGGCAGCCGGGCGGCAATCCTCCGGCGAGCGGTCGCGCGCTTGTCTACACGCAGCCTGGCTGCCGTATTGGCTTTGCCGGTCCCAACCCCACTGAATCCACCATGAATAAAATCAAGTCCCTCTTTCTTGCCACTGTGTGCGTTTGCACGGTCGTCGCCAGCTCTCCGGCTCCGGCCCAGACAATTGCCATCACTGGCACCAGCCTGAGCAACATCCTCCAACTTGCTGGCCTCTCGGCGCAACTCGCCAATAACCAACTCGTCCAGGTGGGTGTGCCCTTCACCCTGAACGGCAATCAGACGTTTCTGATCACCACCAACTCGGCCGGTCTATACACCATCACGACTTCCGGGCCGGGTGGCACCAACAGCTTCACGCCGCCCAGCACGCTCAGCTCCGCCCTGGCCACCAGCGAGAACTGGGTGGCCGCGAACAATCCCGCCAATATCGGCTACTATGCCACGAATGAGATCGAAGCGCGCGTGGGGGTGATGTACCTCCAGAATTCGGGCGAGGCAGCCGCAGTGCTGAGCGTGCAGAAATATGGCTGGTTCGGGTTTTCCAACTGGGGCGTGGGTGCGGGCATCTTGCAAGGCAACAAGGCCGGCCAGAGTGGCACGGCCGCTTACTACGGCGAGGTGGATTACCGCAAGCCCATTGGCGACGTGTCGGCGATCGGAGGCCTGGTGGGCGGCTATGACAAATGGAACTCCACCGGTTTCATCGGTGCCAAGGCCGGGTTGGAATATCGCCAAAGCGCGCACCTGGGCGAATTCCTCGACGTGGTTTATGCCTACGAGTCCGGTCAATCGGATCGCGGCCTCATGATCGGCGGCGGCATCACCTACGCGTTCTGAGCTGGTTTGAGTCCACGGCTGAATTCCCCATGAACCTCACCGCCCAAGAGTTTGACCTGGTCAACGCCCGCGCTTGCCTGCAAGCCAGCGCGGACGCTTATCAGCGATCCACGATTCGCGTCACAGCCACCGACACGAATTGTCTGATCGTCGAGGATGCTGATTGCATCGTGCTGGCGTTCCGTGGGTCTGCCAGCATCCGCAATTGGATTACTGACGCCCAGTTCCAACGGACGACGCTTGTTTCGGGTGTGGATGGCACGGTGTCGAAGATTCACAAGGGTTTCGAATGGGCGTTCAACAGCATCTTCGAGCAGCTCCTGCTCGCCCTGGGCGGATGTAGTTTCGCTTCCCGCCAGAGCGGCAAGCCGCTGTTCATCACCGGTCATTCGCTGGGTGGCGCCTTGGCGATCCTGGCCGCGTTGGAATTGCAGCGCAACGGTTTTCGGATCGCCCAGGTATACACCTTCGGCCAGCCACGCGTGGGCAATGGCGACTTTAAGCAGCGTTATGATGCCGTCCTGGGCCGGACAACCTTTCGGGTGGTGTATCAGGAGGACATCGTGCCACGCATCCCGCACCTGCCGGCCTGGCATGATCCCTATCGGCACGTGGGCAACGAAATGTTCATCAGCAGCCTGTCGCCGTTGAACAGCAGTCCGTTCTGGCTCAATCCGCCGATCTGGCGCCTGCTACTCTCTGATGCCTGGGGAATTTACCGCGCATTCACGGTTGCGAAGTTCGCCGGGGCATTGGATCCCGTCATCGACCATCACATCAACAATTATCGCCTCGCGCTGGATGCAGCGGTGGAGACTGCATATACCGCCATCAAATAACTATGCTGACCCTGGCCGACATTACCTGGACCCAATTGGGCGAAGCTGCCATCGCCATCGGCACGCTTGGCGCGTTCGTCGTGGCCCTGTCCCTCGCTGGGCGCAAGACGGCCGTGAAGATCGACCAGGATCCCACTCCGGAATTCCGGAAGGCGTCCAAAAGGTACAACCACGATGCCACGGAGCAGCGCTTCGTCCACGTGGAAGCAATCGTCGCCCGGCACGAGTCCGATATCGACCGGCTAAAGGATCTATTCCGTGTGGATCTGCCGGCCATGGAACGACGCCTGGATGACGCCAGCGAAGGCCGGATCAGCGAGGTGCATGATCGCGTGAACGAGATCCTGGGAGAAGTCCGGGAGCTGCGCGGCGAGATGAAAGGCAAGAAGTAATATGAAATCAAAGATTCTCCGGGCCATCCTGGTCAGCTTGCTCCAATGCGATGGCACGCCAATGCCCGAGCCCGCGCTGCTGACCGCCGTGCAGATCCTTTGCCGGCCTGGCGAACCCACCGATGATGACGTGCGCGAGAAGCTCCGGTCTTTGGCCGGCGACCGGTATATCTGCGGCGTGACGGATGATCTCACCCAGGAGCGTTCCTGGACGCTCACGGACAAGGGCACGCACAAGGCACGGCAGCTTCACTGACTTGATCATGGCCAAACAGCGCGCATCCAGCCTTGACCCGTTCGCCGCCCGGCTGACTCAGTGGCTCACTGCCCGAGAGGACGGCGGCGACGGCCTCACGCTGGCCCAGGCGCAGGAGCAGCTCGCGGCCGATGGCTGCCAGATCTCCGTCGGTCGTCTCTCGGAATGGTGGGCTGACAAACAAAAGCGGGATGCCGACAAGCGATTCCTGGAGAACATCGCCAACGGCAGCCGGATGAGCAAACAGGTCAAGGCCGCGTTCGCCACGGAAGCGCCGCCGGAGATCCAGACGCTGATCAATGTGGTGCAGTCGCTCATCATGACTTTGCAGGTCAAAGGCGAGGCCAATCCGAAGTATTTGGAGATGGCCGATCGGCTGTTGCATTCCGTGCTGGAGTTCGCGCGCATGCAGACCGAAGCGGGCTTCGAGAAGATCAAGATTGAGATTCGACGGGCAGCGGAAGCGCGCATGCAGGAGAAGCTGCAGCTCGAACGCTCCAAGTTCGAAATGGAGTTCTGCGAAAAGATCCTGGACAAGGCCACGCGCGAGGCCGCGGAGCGGATCGCCGGGAGCAATCTGAGCAATGCCGACAAGATCGCCGCCATGCGCAAGGAAGCGTTCAAGGGCGTGGATGAACTCCAGGCCAGCGGAAAGGTGGTTATCCCCAAGTGAAAAGGATCCGCCGAGAATATCAGAACGTGGCGCTGGTGGCCGTGCGCGAGGTGCGGCAGATCGCTCTCTATTGGGCGCGCCGCTGCCGCAAGTCCACCACGTTGGGCGATATCGCCTTCGACGAAATGTCGAAGGAATCCGGCCGCATGGTCATTGCTGCCAGCGCATCACTACTCCTGGGCAAGGAACTGGTCGGGGTCACGCTCTCCGCTGCCGAGCAAGCCATGCTGGTGATGAACGAGGCCGCTGCGGTGCGCACGGTGTTCGAAACCGGGGCCGACGAAAACAAGCTCAGCTTCCAGGTGGCCGATTCGAGCACGGACAAATTGCTCAAGGGGCTGACCCCGGAAGATTTTGCGGAGTTGTACCAAAGCAGTCGGATGGAGCTCCGGCTCTATTTTGACAAGACGCACTTTTCCCGCCTGCAGGTGATCGCTCCCAATCCGGCCACGGCCCGCTCCTGGCGTGCCACGGTGCTCCGGGATGAGGCCGGTTTCACCAACGCCAATTTCGAGACCGAGCTGCGCATGGCCACCGATCCCATGATGCGCGACACCCCCGATCTCAAGATCATCTATGCCTCGAATCTTTCGAGTAACGACCGTCATCCGTATTTCGAGACCACCATGCCGCGCGAGATCACGGCTGAGACTGAGGATGAACAGTTCCCCGCCAATCCGGCCGGGCATCTCTATATTGGCCAACATGGGATACTGATCCATCGCGTGGCGCTCAAGGACGCTTATGCGGCCGGCCATAAGCTGTTTGACGATCACAGCCAGCCCATGACCTATGAGCAATGCCGGATGTTTCCCCAGTTCAAGTCCGGCTGGGACGGCACCTATGCGCTCAATCACAAGTCAGGTGGCGCGGCGGCGATCGACCTGATTGCGCTACTTTCGGCCCAGCGCCGGGGCATCGGCCAAAGCCATTTCGTGTTTGTGGAGACCGAGAGCGATGCCCGGCGCGCGTTCGACCTATTGCGCGGTTCACTCCGTGACGGCCCGGTCGGGGTGGGCTTTGACGTGGCCAGCACGACCGGCGAGATGAGCAACCCCAGTTCCATCACGTTTACCGAGAACGTCAGTGGCGAACGATTCCAACGTCTGGTGCTCGTGTTCAAATCCAAGAAGCGGGCGGTGATGTCGGATTATCTCCAGCGTGGCGTTCGCGTGGTCCGCGAACGTCCCGCTGGCGGTCCGGCCCGGCGGTTGTGCATTGATGCCAGCAACGAGCGCCTGGCCGCCGAAGAGACCAAGGATGATCTCTCGCCGCTGATCCCTATCGAACTGATCCTGGGCAATGCCAAGGTGGAACCCAAGCCCACCGGCTACGGGAATGACATCAACTACAAGACGTACCAAGGCGACTTGTATTGCGCCGCCGTGAATGAGGGGCGCACGGTCCTGCCGGCCGACGACTACATCAAACAGGATCATCGCCTGCCCATGAAGGCACAGGGCAAATACACCTGCCCGGTGGACAGCGACGGCCGGCACGGCGACACCTTCGACTCCGGGAAACAGGCCGAGTACGCCCTGATGGATCGCCCCCTCAACTTATGGTGCGCTACCGTATGATTTTGACCCTTTCCAGCATGCCCAGAATGGCCCCAGGAAGGCCCGTGACGGGTTTTTGGCCGCAGGATGGTGGCTCGGGCACGTCCAGCCCTGCCAGCGGGCGCGCGCGCCTGATTAACGGGCCATTAAAAACTTCACCCTACTCGGAGGTAAACGCTTGAAATTGACCTTCGGCAACCTTTTTTCCGGTTTTTTCGGTCCAACCCCCTCCGGGATCCGGGCTTCGGACATGGAAATCAGCCGCCGCGACCCCACCGATGCCGGCATCGGGACCGGGAATTTCACCCAGGGACTGCCTGCTTTTTGGTTTGCGCGGGGCGTTGGTCACAATTCCAGCGAGAATCTTTACAAGCCGTATGCCGAATCCGCCTGGGTCCGGAGCGCCATCAAAAAGATTTCTCAGCCGATCGCCTCCTGCCAGGTGCTATTTAGCCGGCCGACCGGGGTTACCGTCCGGCGGCGGGGTAGCCGCCTCCGGCAGCTTTCCACCGCGCGCGGGATCGTTTACCGGTCCGATAGCGAACTGATCGACCTGCCCCAGATATCCGAATGGCTCAAAGAGCCGGTCGCAGACTTGACGTACCAAGATTTTGTGGAAGCCAGCGTTGGCTGGCTCAAGATGGCGGAGTGTTTCTGGGTCATCATGGATGCCGGCAACCGGGTGCCTTTTCCGGAGGTGAAGCTCAATCCGTATGCGCCGATCCTCATCCCGCAACCTGACCGGATGCGTCCGACCATTGAGGATGGCGAAATCGTCAAATGGACGATGACCCGCGTCGGTGGCCAGACGGTGAATCTGGATCCCGACCAGGTCGTGCGGCTCCGCGGCTGGAATCCATACGACGAACATCGCGGCCTGGGCGATTACCGAGCCGTGCATGTGGCGGCGGAGGCGGACTGGCTGGCCGGCAAATTTGCCCGCAACCTGATGGCGAACAATGGCGACACTTCGCGCATCATCAGCGTCAAGGGTGGCAATCCGGATGACAAGCAACGTGCCCAGTTGATTGCCGAGTTCAAAGCGCGCCGCATGGCCAGTTTGCGCGGCGAGAGCCGCGACGTGGTCGTGGGTGGCGATGTGGAACTGCACAACGCCGAGCTGGCCAGCATTGATCCATCGTTTGTGGCCCAGCGGATTGAGCATCGGCACGAGATCTATAATGGGCTGGATGTGCCCATGTCCATGGCCGACATTAAAGCGTCCTACTCCATCGGCAGCGCTTCGGACATGTTCCAGCTCCTGATCAATGCATGCATCCCGACCGGCGGAAAGTTGTGCGGCGCCCTGGAGAAATTATTTTTCAAGCTGACCGGCCAGCGGATCGAAGTGGGGCTAAACTGGGATGAGCATCCGTGCATGCAAGAGGTTCGGAAGGAGAGGCTAGACAGCATCGCCAAATTGGCGGCCCAGGGCATGCCCATGGAAGAGATCAATGAATATCTTGCCCTGGGACTGGTGAAGTATCCTGGCTGGGAAGTCGGTTATCTACCGGTGAGCGTCACGCCGGTGCTCAACGAAGATGGTGAAGTGAATCCCGCTCCCACGCCTGGCGACTTCAGTGAGACAATCGGTGATGACGGCGGCCAGCCCGGCGCGATCGACGACGGCAGCGATACTCCCAAGGATGGCGACGCCCCCGAAGTAAAGGCCATGCTTGCCGCCCTCCGCTGCAAATGCGCGCCGCCCGGCCAATCCAAAGTCAAATCCTCCAAGAACGAAAAGCTCTGGCAATCTCTGATGCGTCTCCGCACCAAGAGCGTGAAGATGTACCAGAGCAAGTGCAGCAAGCTCTTCCTCCAGTACCGGGCCGCCGCGCTGCGCAAACTGGAACACGCGCACACCGACAAGTCCGCCCAGACCAAATCCCTGGTGGACGTGATCTTCGACCAAGTGATGTTCAAGCACGATATCAGCAGTGCGCTGGATCCTGTCACCCAGATCACCTTGCAGACTGCCGGCACGGAGCTGCTGGAAGAAATCGGCCGCAAGGATGATCCGTGGAAGTTTCCGCCGGCTGATGCCAAGAAGTTCATTGCCAGTCGGGAAAACCTGATCAAGGGCGTATCCGACACGGCGTTCAACCAATTGCGGACCGCGCTCAAGGCCGGCCTGGATAAAGGCGAGACCATGGCAGAGCTCGCCGGACGCGTCAAAACGGTGTTCAACCATTTGAGCAACTTCGAGGCGCGCCGGATCGCCATGACAGAGACCAGCGCGGCCTATGGCTTCAGCCGCAACGTGGCCATGGAAAACGCCGGCATTGAGTACAAGGCATGGTTGACCAGTCATGGCGACAATGTGCGTCTGGCTCACCAGGAGGCCGAAGAGAATTTCGGGCCGGATAATCCGATCCCGCTGGATCAGCCCTTCCTGGTGGCCGGCGAAGAGCTGATGTATCCGGGCGATCCCGCCGGCTCGCCGGAGAATGTGATCAATTGTCACTGCGTGCAGATCGCCGTGCAGGCGCCTGCAGGTGAACAGGAGGAAGAAGACTAATATGCGAAAAACTTTTGCCAACACGATCCGGAAGGATCTTATCGTCAACCGCAATCGTCGCGGCGTCGCTGTGACGGTGCAAGATTGCCCTGGTGGCAAGCTCACGTACCACAGCCAGCATGCCAATGCCGACACTGCGGCATATTTGAACAGCAAGATGCCGACAATGGCTCTTGTCGGCCCCAATCTCCAATCCCGCCCATGAAATCACTCTACCCCGCCAAAACCACGATCCGCCGCACGATTCACCCGACCGTCAAGGTGATTGACGAAAAGGCGGGCATTGTCGAATACGTCGCCACCGACGAATCCCTGGACAGCTATGGCGAGGTCGTCAAGGCAGACGGCGCATGCTTCGATCGGTTCCAGAAGAACGCGCCGTTTGTCGATTCGCACAATTACGAGTCCGTGGCTTGCCTCCTGGGCCGCGTCATCGACTGGAAGGTTGCCAACCGTTCCGTGACTGAGACCGTAAAGTGGGCAATTGACGCCGGCCTTCCCGAAGATCATCTGGCAAACGTTGGTTTTAAGATGACCTTGGCCGGCTACCTCAAGGCGGTGAGCATCGGCTTCATGCCGATCAGCTACGTCACAAAGTGGGATAGCAACCAGAGCCAGTTCCAGGAAGCGCTTCGCGATTTGAACGTGCCCGCCGGCACCGATGTGCGCGCCATCCATCTCCAATGGGAGCAGATGGAACTGAGCGCCTGCGTGGTGGGCGCCAATCCCAACGCCGTGGCCAAGGCTTACAAGGCCGGCATCATCAATGATGCCTTGCTCGAAAAGATTTCAACGGAACACGCGAAACGTGAAACCGCCTCCAGCACCGACAGCCCCGACGCTGTGCTGGTGGCCCGGCGTCGGGCGCAGGAGCGCTTCCTGTTGGAAATGCAGTTAACCATCAATCAAATCTAGTAGTTCATGAAACAATATCTGAATCGTCAAAAAATGCTCGGCTGGCTTGGTTTTGCCATGCTCGCCGTGATCGCCATCTGCTTTGCGCTGCCCACACTCGGCGCATCGCTGCTGCTGCCCCTGGCGGCGGTATCCCCCAAACTGTTCCTGGGCGCCCTGGGCATGATGCACAAAGGCGTCTTCGCCTGTGCGGCGCTTCCCTTCGGTTGCATCCTTCGGGACAAGGCCGGCGCTGAAGGCGGCGAAAGTGCCTCGTTCGAAAGCAAGGTGCTTAAAGGCGTCGAGAAACTGACCGAGACGCAAACCAAACAGTCGAACGACATCGCCAAGGTGCTCGCCGATATGGATCGCGCCGACAAAGAAGTCAAATCGGCCATGGAGGAATTGACCAAGGTCAAGAACGCCACCAATTCCAGCGTGGAGGACATCAACAAAAAGATCATGGCTGTGCAGAAATCGGTTGCCATCAATGCGCGTTCCAGTTTCCGCAGCCCCATCGCGCGTGCCTTGGCGGATGAAGAATTCCGCTTCGGAATCAATGCTCTGGCTCGCTACATCCTGGCGGCCAAGGGCGCCAGCAAACTGGATCCGGCCCATCTGAAGTTCGTTGAAGACGGCAAGGCCGCCCACAAGGCGCTGACCGGCGTGGACACCGGCCTCGGCCAGGCTACTGTGCCCACCGCGACGTTTGACACCATCTATGATTTGCTCCTGCAGTATGGCGATTATGCCACGCTGGGAGTTGATCGGGTGGGCGCCCGCACCAATGTGCTGCCCGTGGCCACCAGCCGCCCGCAGTTCTATTGGATTGGCTCTCAATCCAGCTTGGCGGAATCCTCGCAGATCACGGCGGGTGCTTTCGGCGGCGGTCAGGTGCTCCTGATCGTCCAGACGTTGGCCGTGCTCATGTATGTCGCGCGCGAACTGCTCCAAGACTCCACCGTGGATCTGGCTCCCTACGTCGTGCGCCAGATGATCCAGTCGATCGCCTGGGGCATGGATACCGCTGCCTTTATCGGCAACGGCAATGCGGACACCACCAATGCCGGCTACGTCGGGATTTTCAACGCCGCCCTGGCGAACTCCAACCTGGGCGTCAGCGCCGGCGCCGGCCGCACCGTCGTCAGCAAGCTGTTGATTGACGACTTCGTGGCCACGAAGTCGTCAATCAACAGCTTGCTGACGACG